CCACTCAATGTCCCACCCTTTTTCGGCTTGTAACCCTTGCTATCATTGGGTTTGTTGCAAAATGTCCCACATGTCCCACTACTTTTGAAAAACATAATTTAATATGAAATGTATTTCTATTTTTATAGGGTGGGACATGGGACATTGGGACATTTAATCTATCATGGATAGTATTTTGTTGGTTGCTCTGAGATATGCAGGGTAGCATTCTGTTAGATTCTCCCAGTTGTAGTTGCCGTTAATCACCGTCGAGTGATCACGACCTCCAAAAAACCGACCAATGGATTTTAAAGTCCCCATGTTGCGACTGTACAATATGTAACCTGCACATGAGCGTATCTCAACTAATTCACGCTTTCGTGACCGACCCTTCACATCTTCAATCGTATAGTTGGTTGCGTTCTTTTCGTTTAACACCAACATGGTGGCATCTAAGACTTGTTCAAATGTCATTTTTCTCTTTTTATTTCGTTCTTCTTTAATTTGCAAATTAACTCTCACCATATCGTATCCTGGATATAAATATGGGCTGCCGTAGTTAGTACTCATTGTCAATGTTTTTGAAGTAATTCTCTAAGTCCATAATTTTGTTGATGAAGTCGTACTTAGTGTTGAACACCTTGCAAGTCTCCTTACTAAAAGCGTTTAACTCAGTCTGCGCTGACTCACGATTGACTCGTCTAATCTCTTCACGCTCATGCGCCTCACCATCGGCATCGGTTAATGAGCCATTAGCTGCGAATAACTCCTTCTCTAACTCTTTTATTTTCATCTCAATCTGCTGACAACTGTAGTCAACAAACCCTGCGTATTTGTTATAATCCATAACGTTTTTTTAATTCTTTAGATGTTTTAATAATTTTTCTGAATTTCCACCATTTTAGCTTAAGGTAGTAGTCTATTAGTTTAAAGTTGCTCATTTGTCTCTCTTAATTCTATCTTTTACCGCCTTATTAATCTCCTTTGCGCCTTGTCGCATTGTCTCCTTTTGGTTCTCTAACAACTCGCCAATAGCACGTTTTAAGTCGGAGTGACTATAGCTATCAATCCTTGCGCTAAGTTCTCTGTATGCCCCTGTATCATCTGCCCACACCGAAGTATCTAACAAGTCTGCTGCACGTTGTCTAAGTCTTTCTAAGTCCTCACGCATTTGCTCACCATCATCGTCTAAAGACTGAAGTGATAAAATTGTGATTAACGTATAACGTCTAAAGTAGGTTACGGCTGACCCCATTTTCTGTGGGTCTGTTATGTTAGGCAATTCCATCTGACTTTCCATCATCTCACCAGATTCAACATGATGTATTTGTGTGGTCACCTTGCCCTCTAAAACTGGCTGCACCAATAGTAAACCATGCTTATGAAGTATCGGCTCAACTTCCGCTAAAAGGTCATTGATGTCTGAGTACTTCGACTTAAAGAATGGGTTCTCCGACTTCTTTACAATTGGGTTGATTTCTTTTTTTGCCTTCAACAAGGCTTTTAATAAGTTCTTCATAATTTTTCTAATATTTGTTCAAATTTAACCATCGCCTCATAGTTGACGTCACCATCGGCATTCAATTCTATTAATGTTTGTGCCATCCCATCCATTGCTTTTTGGATTGACATCAAGTCTTTACGCATCTGTGGTAGATATATATGTGTCACCGCAAATGGCAAGTCAGCCTCAATGCATCGCTTCAATGCCCAATGTTGCATCATTATCTCATCGGTATCTACTTCGTATTCAAATTGAATAACGTCTCGTGGATCGCCTTCGTCATTAGTGACTAACTTGTCCATCGTAAACTCGTTTAAGTTCTCCTCTTCGATTAACTCACGATACATTTCCGTTAAGATTCGTAACTCATATTCGATTGGGTCATCTTTGAATGACACATCTACCAACGTCCAATTATCATAAACCTCAATCCAACTAAATTCTGCCTTATTAATCGCTTGTCTGATTTCCAATTCAGTTTTGATTTTCATAACGTGTCTATTAATGCCTCAAATTTATATAAAGTTGGTTCGTCTGTGATTTTACCGCTCAAGAAGTATTCAAACCTTACTCTTTCCTGTGCGCTTTTGCTGCTATGATATAACTGGCTAAACATATCAAATACCTCTGCCTTTTCCATCCGTGCTGCCTTCATCCATGCCTTGCATTTCAGAAGTCTGGCGTTGTAGTCGTAATTTTTAATACTGCTTTTTAACCTTATTGTTCCCATCTTATAAAATATTTATATCGTTTCTTGTGTAATTACCACTAAACTTAAACTCTTTAAAAACGTCTAATGGTATCGAACAACTATCATTTAAAATTTTAACCATACATCCTATAGAATTTGTTAATACTGTACTAACTCTAACCCTATCTGCTTCAACTTTATTAACAAAATAAACGTTTCCACTTATTTCATTATAGTATATCCCTTTTATTTCTTTTTGGTCTTTTGCTTTCATATCTCTTTGTATTTGATAGAGCAAACTAACAACAAATAATCCGAATAAAAAAATTTATTTTATTTTTTTTCTTCAAGTCGCATTGGTACTGCGATTGCAGTCACTCCATCCAACACAACACCGCAGCCGATAGCTGACTTTTTACCGCCTTTAGCGTAATGCATTGCATATGAACTATCATCTACACCACAGCCAACGGCTAAACCAAATACTCTCGTGTTCGATCCAACGTGGTAATGCACATATAGATCAGTATGATAATGCCCAGTGACTGTCGATTGCATATCTCTAACACAAGCGGTCTTAGCTTTACCACTTCCATCACCATGCGTATACCTAACACCATCTAAGTAGTAATCCATCATAAATGTCCATCCTGGGACTTGCAACACCTCAGATATGTCACGAATCCACTCAGCAGGGATTCCACTTGTCTGCGCCTTTCTCATCACCATTCTATCATGGTTACCCCAAAGCACCACCGCTTTTGGGAATGCCTTATAGTAAGGTGCTATCCTTTTAATTGCTAACGCTAACTCATCACCACCACCTAAACCATTTGGACTTGTCTCATGAAAGCTTCCAAAATGGTTATCAATTATATCACCAATACAGACAACTTTGTTACAGTTAAAACGCTGATAGGTTTCAACACAATGGTTCAAATAACTATTTAAATTAAATGGTGAGTGTATGTCACCTATCACCAACACTCTATTGCTCTTTGAATTAAAGTAATCGTGATTAACTTTCTTCTTACCACTTAGACGTGGTCTACTTTGTTTTGCCATATTGTTGTAAATAAAAAAGCCCCAAAAGCGGCTCAAGGCTCTTGGGGCTAGAAATTTAGATTTTTATGTTAAACATATTGTAATGCAAATATAACTATTACCACCTTGCTTTTGTGCCACGAACGTCAAAATGTGTAAAAGTATCATATGCGCATAAACCGCCCTGAGTCATTTTTCCAACGCTTATTAGGTGTTCAATAGCGGTTTTAACCTCGACTGAAGTGTAACCCTTCACAACTATGTCTGCCGCTTGTGCGGTTAAGTGTTTAGACTTTGATGCACCTTTGACGATGTACTTGTTGTAGTGCCATGTTCGATAACCGCTATTGATGGTTATAGGGGCATTTAAATACGTTCTAAGGGCTTGTAAGTTATGTGCTAGTAGTAACACATTTAAAACGTATTTCGATGGCACAAGTGTGTTGCTTTTGTCGTTACACCGAAATTCATCAATGTGGAAGTTATTCGTCAGTTGACCTTTTATCATATTCTTTTTTCAATTCCAATTCTTTTCGACGGTTGTCTAAGTCGATACCCTTATTAATTTTGATTTTACCTACTATTCTAATAATCGTGTAAATTAAACCACTTAGTATCAAAAAAGTAGTTAGGACTTCATCTAAGTCGGCTATCCAAGACATAATCCCCCCGCTCACCGTTAAAAAAACCGTAATGTCGTGTTGCATATTTCTTAACTGATTAATCATATCATCCCATCTTTAAAGTCATCTTGTCCTCGCTTAATTGCTTTACGCATCAGCGTGAAGTCAAAGTGTGCGCTATTCCAATCCATGTGTCTTGCATGATGAACTGTCGCATCTGTCACCGCATCTATGTCATCCATCTTAATCTCATATCTTATATCGTTAAATAAATTCAAAGCTAACTTCATCCAACTATCTGCTTTGTTGCTCACAGGCTGCTCTGATTGCTTCGAGTGGGCTAACCAAATTTCTATCTCTTCGTAGCTTCCGACCAAATCAGTAGGGACAGGGTCTAATACACCGCCATCTACGTGCTGCTGACCATTCACCACAACTGGTTTGGCAAAGAATGGAATAGCTGCGCTGCTCACAACGTGTTCAACAAAACGGTTGTAAGTCATGTCATCTCTAAGAATAGATGTATACATCGTACCACTCTTTTTAAAGTCAACGTTTTTGCTTGTTACGATTACGTTTATTCTACGCTTACGCAACTCGTCAAAATGTCTCTCCTTGAAATATCGTCTAATCTTTGATCGCAATGCAGGTGTGATATCATACATATAGTTGGTATCTCTTTTTATCATGCGAATGACCGAACCAATCATGAACAACTTGTTTAATTTTCCATTGCGTTTGAATGGTGAGAATCTACCATACATCTCGCGATTGTCTGTATTTGAGTATTCGTGTATTAAGTAATCGTAAAACTTTGGGTCAATTCTACCCAATGCTAAAAATAGGGCTATCAATGCCCCTGTACTTGTGCCTATAAACGCATCGTATTGTGGTCGCTTACTTGTTAGTACCCCAACCAAATACGCTCCCCATGCTGCGCCACCTGCAAATATCCCTGCTTTCTTCACTTCCTTTGTCCTATTATGTTGTAACCCTTTAACTTATCTTCTACCATCTCAACTGTGTAATTAGCCTTAAACCATTTACTGTATTCAAAGTTACCGTTGTAGTCTACTTGTTTGATGCGATAAATATTCGCACCGTCAAGTGGTTGGTTATCCCAAAACTCATAAATTGTAGTAACCCAAGTAGTACCACGACCTTTCATTGAGCCGACTGAATCCCAACCATGTGCGAAGTACTTTTCGATGATGAATTTATCATTGTCTAACTCCATTGCCGTTGACCATTTGACCTCTATTTCTTGTCCCTTGACGTTGGCTGAAAAACCCAACCATGTAACTGGCAATGGTATATCTTCATGGCAATGGTATTCGGTATGTCTTCCACATTTGATATCTATTTTCGTGGCAACCATCGTGCTATCTACACCTTTCGTGTTGCTAAAATACAACGTCTGGCCAACCAAGCTATCCAAAGGCATATCATTATACTTTTTCTTCCTAACATGGATATTCACATTGTCAATGCCTGACAAGTCAAATGTTGTGTCGTAGGTTAAAATAATTTGGCTATCATTCACAATAGCCGTAAGTGGACAGTCATCGTGCGATTGTCCGTAACACCATACAGATGCTATTAATAAAATAGTGGTTAAAGTTGTTTTCATTTTCTTGCGTTACGCTCTTTTATTGTTTTAGTTGCGTGACATGAGCGACAAAGAGTTTGTAGGTTATCCAAATCTTCGTTGTACTTCTCATAGTTAGCGTTATCTTTTCTTGCGTGTATATGGTCAACTTGGTTTCCCTCATTAGTCAAACCCATTCTCTCGCATTCTTTACAAAGATACATATCTCTTTCTAATATTTGCCTCCTAATTCCTCTCCAATACTTAGATTGTAGATACTTTATATCAGCCGTCCTCATTGGGTCTGCTACTCTCTTTTTGTGTTCGGGAGTTTCAGGTATCCACCAAGGTTTAAAATGTTTTCTCTCGTCACTCATTATGTTACTATATTGCCCTCTATTTGCCATGTAGTACTTCCATCTGTGTAGTACAAAAACCCATCTCCAGGATTTCTTATCTCATTACCACCATCTCCAAATCCACCACTCGCAGGAGAAGTAGTATTCGATGTTACCAATTGGTCAAATCTACCCTTACCTGTTTCTATTAGATCGGTCATTTTTTGCGCCACAATATAACCTGCCAACACATCTATGTCTTGCGAATCAATAGTTATAGAGGTCGCAGGTGTTGGTTGGTCACCATTCACCACAACTGTACCTATAGTCCTTAGATTTACGGGGTGTAATATGGCAAGATTATCACCATTAAATATAGCCTTACCAAGTGCATCTATCGATAGACTTGTGGTTGTCCCTGTGGAATTTGTATCAATAGTGCCAAGTTCATTGATTAGAACGTAATCCCTTGTCCACTTATCTTTATCGTACACATTCTTTTTAGGTAGCCCTATCTTATCATTTCCACGATATACATAACCATCCCCATCTTCTGCCTCTACTGATAATGCGCTCTTGTGTTGGACGAACTGAATCCATTCTCCGTTAAACTCATCGGTACGGCAATCTAACGTACCGCCATTAAAGAAGTACGTATCTGAATCATAGTAATAAACCTCGTTAAATCTTGGCATTTGTGGAGTGCCAACTACTAATGATTCGGGTACTTTGATAGTACCTTGCAAAACAGGTATAGGTCTGTCTTGTAGACTCATTGTTTCCAAACAAAGCGTTTTAGTTAATTCTACATCTGTTGTATACCCTGCATCCCACACTTCACTAAAAACCCATGTTGTACCCGTGCTGTTTACTTCAAAAGTATTTTTACTACTAAAACCTTGTGATATATCACTTAACCTCGGTGTGCCGTAATCAACAGTTTTACTATTTTGTGTTCTTGGGTTTATTACCTTAAACTGCGATTCTTGTATTATTTCATTATCTGTAAGTAGTGTGATGTTTATTGGATGTATAGATACCGTGTTGTCAAACACCCCAAAGTTAGATGTGTACTCCACATCTAATGTGCATCCCGTTTGAATTGATACGGGAAACTCAGGTGTCAAAACTCTTATGTACATCAAGCCTGTTCGATATAAAGTTGTTAAATCTACTGTTCTTGATACCACATCTGTAGGTGTGCCACTTGTCCACTCTACAATATCGGGAGTGGCTGCATCAGATTTTAACCTATACGAACCTGCTTCCAATGTCATCTTTATATCAACTGTACTCCCCGTAAACTGTTGGAAGTCAGATAGCATTAATCTTAATTCTATATTTAGCGTATTGCCACTACCTGTACCACCTTTTAGTGTACCCAACTCAACATCTTGGGACATGGGACTTGTAGATGTTGTTAAGTCAATTATGCCACCGCCTGACTGCGCTATAGATGCTCTTGGAACACTATCTAATCGAATTTCTTGCAAAGGTGTTAAATAAGTCCATCGGCAGTCACCTAATCTCTGCCATTGCGAACCCTCTGTCTGTCGTGGGCTTACTGTTTGATAACTTAGAACGCTCAAAGTTTTAGATATACTTCTTTCATTGTAGCTTGATGTGCTGAAATTTCGCACTTGCTGAATGTAGTAACTACCTCCCGACATAAACATCCTACAACTAAAGATAGTCAGTATGCTATTGATAACCTCTGCACACGTATAAGGTCTGTACTCAGGTACTGTTATACTTGTAGTTCCACCTGCGTGTGTTCTTGATATATTTCTTTCTCCTATTACTTCATCTGTAACAAATAAATATCTATCGCATCGTGTCTTTAAAAGTGGGCTGACACTTGTGCCAGTTACTGTTATCTGCGTGTCATAGAACTCGCATGACTCCTTAAAGTAAGCATCTGTACCTCCCCAATATTGACTAAGGTCGTTATATTCCAATGCCTCAAAGATGTAATCCAACATCGTGTTTTGTGCTGGGTTTAAATCTGTTGTCGCAAAATCAAATTCAATGTCCGCAAGTCTACCAATACCATCTATTGCCGTAATGGTTAATAGTCTTGGCTTCGGCATATCTTCCCAACTAACTTGGTCAACCAAGATAACACCGCACCACTCTAAGTTATTTTGCTTTTTAACTACTAACTTAAATTGATCTTCATTACCTGCGACAAGGTTAGCTATAAACGTGTCAACCTCTGCGCTATCATTTACAAGCGTAAAACTGCATCTACTTGCTTTCAAGGCTTCCATTATCGTATCGCCTTGTGATTCGTAACTGATTTTCAAATCATTGGTTATAACCGCTTTCGTTGTGCCACCAAAAGATTCGTTGTAAATCTCAATATCGTAGCTACCGCCATTGTCTGAGTAAAATTCGCTTGATAGTTGTACTCCCATTATTTACGTCTTGTTCTTTCTACTGTATTGTGTTGTCTGTTGCTGCTTAATAAAATGTCGTTGCCATACACAACTGTTTCTAAGACAACAACGTTCTGACCACTACCATAATTGTTGCTGCTATTCAATTGACTTGAGTATCCACCATCTAAACCGCCACCGCCATTTGCCTCCAAAGCCTTCTCTTCTTTTCTTTTGATGTGCTGCTTGATTGCACCACCTAATCCAACCATAATCGCACCTGCTGCTATCATGGCATGGCTAGGCGCACCTGTTTCTATAACCAACTTAGCCGTGCCATAAGCCATCATCATTGCTCCCAATTTGCTTATAAATTCACCGAAACTCTTCAATATATTATCTGCCCATCTATCGATAGCTTGAGTACTTCCGTTCAACTCTTGACCGATTGCATCTATTAATCCAACTACTTGTTCAGTCACGAAACTTTGTATCATCCCCGCCATATTTTCCATGGTGTCCTTTAGCCTCTGCTCTGCATCTGTCAAATTCTCAGTCAACCCATTTGTAGTCTCGTAATCTAATTTGGCGATGGCTAATTGTATAGCTGATACGTCCTTGCCGTACTTCTCATATATTGCGAGTTTTTTGTCAAGATAATCTTGGTCGTTCTTTAAATTACCTGCCTCTAACTCATCTTTTGTTTTTGCGGTTTCGAGCAACTTGGCTTCCGTTTCATTAGCCAACTTATCAAGAGCAGCCATCTCTTGGTCGAATCTCTCCTCCTTCTTCTTTTTGTTGTAGTCGTTGGTTATTTGAGCGACCTCTTGGTCTATCCTAATCTGTTCTGCTGCTAATAGTTTCTCACGTTGGATTTTTAAATCGTCACCTTTATTTTCTTCTTCTATTTCCCTCTTCTTGATTTCAGAATGGAACTTAGCGGTTTCTATTAGTCGCTTCTTCTCGTTTTTTCCATTCTCTATCTCCATCAACCTTAATTGGTCTGCCCACTTTAAGCGTTTCTTGGCTAATTTCTCCTCATCTTCTTCCGTACCTGTTGGGTCAAACTTACTTGTCTCAATGTCAACTTCGGGTTGATTCGTTAACACCGCACCCTCTTTCGCTAATAGTTTTATGTTGTCCTCTATGGCATAACCCTTCGCTTTTAGTAAGTCTACTTGTTTTTGATATTCTTGATTAACATCTGTTACATTTTTATCTTCTTGGTATGGAGAATCATCGGTGGTGGTGGTTTCTATTGCCTCTACATTGATTTCACGACCCGCATACCCATCTTCACGCAAGTCATTATTCTCTTTTTGTTTGGAGGCTACCGCAGCAAGTTGGTCTTCCTCTGCCTTTGCGATTGCAATATTATTCTGTATTTGCGCTTCAAATTGTTCAGCTAACAGTTTATTTGCTGCTTGTGCTTTAGCCTTTTTGCGCAACACCCCAATGTACGTCTCAATACTACTCGTTACTTTCTTTGTGTTTACATTCTCAAGTGTTATACCCTTTATGTAATCAGGGTTGATATTATTTAACTTCTTTATGGCACTTAGTCTAAACCTCTTCGCTTTTGTCTCATCTCGTGCTACGGATAGTAATTCTTTGACTCTAAAAACTTCCTTTTGTATCAACCCAACGGTACGTTTAGATAACTCCCTACTCGCATCTAAAACTACATTTTCCTTCCTTACCGCCTCTGCTCTATCCTTCCGAGCCTTCGTGACTCTGTATATTAAAGTACCCAAAAGAGTGAGTCCACCTATAAGTAAACCAAGTGGACCAAGTGAACCCGTTATGGCAACTCCCATCGAATTAAGTACGGGTACTAATGAGGCTACCGCCATGTTTATACTACCCAATACCAATAGCAGCGGTCCAGCCACGGTGAGTAACCCCGCCACTACACCAATAAATTTCTTACTACCATCGCTAAGATTAACAAACCAATCTGATAGCTTTATAATTCGTTGAGTGAATTTTGTTATCATAGGGGTTAAAGATGTACCGATATCTATAGCAACACCCTCTAACGCTGACTTCATTCTTAATAATGCCCCATTTAACGTGTTGTCCATTATCTTAGCCATCGCTTTTGCTGCACCATCTGAGTTAGCAAAACTTTTAGTCATTTTGTCTATCTCATCTACGTTGTCAGCTATAATCGTAGCTACTGTTGCACCACGCTTACCAAACAACTCCATCGCTAATGATAGCGGATTGGTGCTTGATTTCAGCTGCTTCATTGCATCTGCCCAACTCAAACCATTCTCAGCTAAGTCAAGGTATATGTTCCTCAACGAAACACCCGATGTACCCGCATCTACACCCCTATCTGTAAGTATCCCCAATATGGATGCTGCTTCTTCTAATGATACGTTAGCTTTGTTCGCTACGGGCGCAACCACCGCCATAGCAGTACTAAACTTATGTAAGTCTAATGCACTACTTGAAAACGACTTCGCCATGACATCGGCTACGTGACCCGAATCTTGAGCAGTTAAGTTAAAGCCCTTGATCGTAGCTGCAACAGTTGTAGCTGAATCTGACAAGTCTTCACCCGTGGCTAAAGCCAAGTCTAATATAGATGCCGTAGCTGCCTTTATCTCAGTAGGGTCGAATCCTAACTTCGATAGATTTAACTGCAAAGATGCTACTTGCGATGCCGTATACCTCGTGGTTCGACCCAAATCAAGTGCATTTTTATTAAGCATCTCAAACTGCTTACCCGTAGCACCTGAGATAGCCTTCACTTTAGCCATCGCTTGTTCAAACTCAGCGGTTGTCTTTGTGGCAGCTAATCCAACACCCACCAATGGTAGGGTTAGAGACTTACTCATAGATGTACCTAATCGTTTCAACTTCCTACCTTGCTTACGCAGAGTTCGTTGAACCTTTTTTATCTCAGATGTAAACATCTTCGAGTCTGCACCTATCTTTATGTTTATGGTATTCTTCTTGTTAGCCATCTATAAACTTTAACTTGCCCTTTGGGTATTTCTCCATAATTTTTTTGTTCTCAGTCAATATGTCTTCGACTGTAGTACTCTTCTCCCAACTAAACTTAACCAAATCCATTGGTTTTTTTAGTTGTTTGCGCACTTCATTGCTTGTAGACCACCAACTCACGAATCGGTGTTGCTCCCAACTCTCTCTGCTACCTTGTTCAGACCTTGTCAACATCCCATCGACAGTTAGCCCAAACTCTCTTGGAGTTAGGTCGTAGTAATTTGAGATTCCCCAATACGCTGCGCTACGTACAAGGGAATCCCAATAATCTACTTTTTTTCGGTATCGGAACTTTCGGATTCTTCACCGTTAATAATTTTCATCTCCTCTGCTATCGCATCTCCAATAGTGTTCAAACCCGAAAAGTCATCATCAAGCAAATCTTCAAAATCCTCTAATGAAATAGAGTCTTTGCTATCGCTAAATTTATAACCTGCGTTTACACCATTTTTGCCAAAGATAGCTAAGTGTGAAAAATCTAAGTTATCCATAGTATGTATAGATAACCCTGTCTCTGCTAAAGAACCCTTTAATGCTCTGTAGCTTAATCTGAATGGTAATTTCTTACCGTTTATAGTGATGTTTCTCATGATTATGTTATAGTCGCTTTAGTTGGATCACCTGTTGATTGGAATGATACTGATACCGATACCACATCATTCGCAGGATTACTCTTTGTTGCAGATGTTACATACGCAGAAGATGTGTATTTCTCATCACCTATTTCTCCCGACATATCCACTACAGTCAACGCAGTACCGTTTAACCACGCAGTATAAATTTGCTCAAACCCTTGTGCTGAATCATTATCAAACAAGAACTCAGCGTTAAAACTGTTACTTCTAAGTCCTGGAATGATTTCAGTCGCTCCCGAACTATCTTTTGTTGTTACATCAATTGAACTCATTTCAATTGAAAAATCACTACTCCTACCAAGTGATATAAGGTCTGTGCCTATATATAACCCAATGGTATTTCCATTAATTACTCCACTACTTACTGCCATCTTTTTCTAATTTTTTAGTTGTTTTTATTGTTTTGTTTTCTTCGTTAGCCTTTGCTTCGGCAGCTAACTTCGCCTTTAATCCTGAGTTCTTTGGACTACCAAAGTGTCCATCTTCTGCCAAGACTTCAAAATCCTTATAACTGTGACCCTTTGAGGTCTCAATTATCCGACCTGCCTTTAGCACTTTGCCTTGTGCGGTCTTGTGGTTTTTAGTTAATCTAATTATCATTTATGTGTTCTTAATCGTTATAACATATCCTTGTGATACATGGTGACTATTATGGTCAGGTATGTACCCTCTATAATCCTCTCCATCAAACAAAGTCTCATCTATATTGAAACCTGTAAAAACTCCCTTGCTTCTGTTCAAAGCAGCCTTCACTAAGTCAGCTATAGTAGCTGCCTCTTTATATTTACTTGCAAATATGTCAACTTCAAAATTGCATATTTGCCAAAACTCCAACCCCTTTGTGTTATCGGGTGAAGTGTATGACCTTGAGTAAATCAGGCATGGGTTGGGTGTATCTTGAGGTGCATTACCTGCGAACATACTTGTAGCTGGTAAGACATCTGTCAAGTCCGTGTTCCCACTTAATATACTATATACTGCTTGTTCTATTATCATCTTACTTCAAATCCCAATCTTGTTGCGTTCTTCTTTATATACTTACTAACGGCATCTGTCGTTGAGGAGGATATTGTCCCACTTACTTGTGAGAATGCCTTCTCTACATAGTCGTTTCTTCCATCCTTTATTCTTCTTGTACCCTTTTGTACAAAGTATCCATAGTACCCCGAACCTACCGCCTTCTTTACTTGCGCCCCTGTGAAAACCGCAGGGAAATTTCTACTCTTTCCTGTGAACTTCTTTATACTTCGCTTTAAGTTTCCAGGCTTAAACTTAATGGAGTTATCTCTATGGTAAGTAATGGTTCGCCGCACACCCTTTGCATTGGGTTTTATTATTGGCGCATTCTCCTTTAAAGCCTTAGTTGCAGGGTGTATTTGTCTTCTAAATATCTTCAACATCTCTTGTCGCTTCAAAGAGTCATCCAGCTCTTTAAGTGACCACAAAACGTCTTCTATACCCTCTATCTCTATCTCCATTAATACTTAGCCGTACAAGTTATCTCTTGTGATTCTCTGAATCCTAATTCCTTTATAATCATTATGTCGTACTGAACTGAGTTCAATTCTAATACGTGATCTTGGGTTAAACCCGATATGTAGTATGCAGTCTTAAAGATAGTTGTGGTTGTAGCCGTGTCTCTCAACTGCTCCATACCCTCTCTACCTGACATATCTCTTTTAGACATATATACCTTTGCTAACTCTGTGTAGCTAATTGTGTTACCACCAATATCATCTTTGGTGTTAGTTACTGACTTAACAGTTACGTAGTGTGGATATAAACCTCTATCCATCATTGTGCAAAGTCTCTTAGTGTTATGTTTCTGATAATGGCTCTTGCTGAGTTTGGAATAACTACTTCGTGTACATTCACACCCAATGTCATTGAGTTTCTTGTATTGAAGAAATCTGCCACAAGTATGTTTACCAACTGTAGAATAGAGTCATCTACCTTGTAGTAATCTAAGTACCCACATTTAAAAGCCACCTCTATATTGTCATAAGGGTTGTCTCTCAAAGATGGTGTATTCTCAAAATGAATCCGTGCAAAATTCCCATTTAAGCTAACATAGTAATCAGTATCTTCTACCATGGTCTGTAAATTACCATCTATATCGTAGTATTTAATCGATGTTATCTCAGTAATTGGGTTTCGCTTAATAACTAAATCTGTTTGCCATTTATCTAAGTATGCAGTATAAGATGCACTCTGCACGTATCGCCAAGTTTCTTGTGCAATAAAGTCCACCGCAGCATTGATGTATGTCTCAATGAGTCCATTTTCCTCATCGTATCCATTGACTCTCAAATGCTCCTTTACTATCTGTAATGGGACTGCCGTTCCGCTTGGTTTTTGTGTTCTTATTACTCTCATACTCTTAAAAAAAGGTTGGGTTCATGCCGAAACACTCCCCCAACCATCACTAACTCACTTTTTCTTTTTTATTGCTTTTACTTCTGTTGCAAATCCCTTACCAATAAGTTCTTCGCCAACCTTGTCAGATACCTCTACCTCTTGGTGCTTATAGGCATTGATACCAAACTGAAACAAAGCGTTTATAGCTTTAATTTTCATTAGGCTGTAAGTGAAGTAAACTTAGTAAATGCAGCACCTTGCACTAATGACCAATCCACGTTAGAGTTTACAACCAGTCTTACTTGGTCATTACCTGCTACTGTGTAAGGGTCTACCAAGATGTTTAGACCGCCCCAACGTCCAAAATGAACTCTTGAGAAGTCTCCAAAGATTGCATCTCCTGAAGTACCTGCTACCTTTGTGTTTCCTGTGCTAAAGAATGCATTCATTCCGTTAATTGTGTATTGGTTATATCCACCGCTTGTTACTGTTGGAGAAATACCTGCTACATTAACACCTGCTAAAATATCAGCGATTAACTCAGTTGAACCAACATAAGAGTGGTTACCTGTCAATCCATGATCGTTTGCAACCGTTTTCAAAGCCGCTAAGTAATCTTTAGCTACCGAAGTACCGTAAGCGTATGTCGCTGCTTCTGTGAATGTCAATACTCCTGAAGTTGCCGCTAACGATGCAGGTGCATTTGTTACACTTGCAGTTGAGAACATTGCAGTATTAATCAATTCTGCTTCTGAACGTCCCAAGTCTGTCATTACTGCATTCATAGCTGCATTACCATTTTGCGCTAAAACTCGGTTAGATACATCAACATAACCTGTCAATCTCACTGGCGCAAGAGTGTCTTTTGTGAAGTTTGCTCCACCGTCCGCTGCGCTGCTATTCTCAGAAGTAGACCATGATAAAGTTTGCTTAGCCGTTACAGGTAACTTCATGTCACCCATTAAACCGTTGTACACATTGATTCCTGGAATATTTGCATAAACTGCATTCTCACGAAGTGCATCGCTATACGCTCCAACTGTTACAGGCTGAATAGCCGAAGTAGCTTGGTCGATGTCCGTTCTTTTTTCCATGAATTTAGATGGGATAACGATACGCATTCCACCTGACTCAATACCTGCATTTCGGGCTTCGTTGATTCCCTCTTGAATCATCTCTTTCTCTGCTCCGTTTAATTGACCATTGCTTGTCAATGAACGAACCGCTTTAGCCATGTCAAATGACTCAGAAAGTTGCTTCTCTTCTTTGTTTGTCGATTGAACCGAACCACCTGCACGTTTTGCTGCTGCTAATGTAGCACTCTCACGCTTTTCAGTTGACTCAATTTCGTTTCCTAATGCTTCCATTCTTTCGATTAATTCATCGAATTTTGTCGCATCTTCTTGGGTCATTTCTGTACCCTCGTACTTATTTCTAAGTGTAAGAATTTCGCCATCAACTAGACCGCGATCTTCTCTTAATTGTTTACTTGATTTCATATTTTACTTCGTAAATGTTTATATTTAAGTTCTTTGTCTAAGACACTAACCATCTTAGGCTTTTTTTCTTCTTTAATGTTTTCTAAGTCACGCTTTGCAACCGAGGTGTCGGGATATGCAGGTGTCGTTACTGGCCCAAGTTCAATAAGCCTATCAACTTGTGTGATAACACGCTCATCTACATCTTCGCCTTCTGTCCACGTTGAGCCATTCTTGGCTACTGTGAACATAAAACTTGACCCTTTGACGTTGCCATTCCTAACATTTTCTAACAAGTCATTCCCTGCCGTTGTTTTAGGTGCTTCAAAGCTATATTTTAGCCCTCTTTCGTCCACTTCCAACTTCAATGTGTCGCTATCTGCTCTCGCTAAAACGTTGTCGAAGTTGTGGTTGAATGTTGCTATCACGTTCGACATATCTACGTTGTCAAACGAACTGCGCTCCATCTTCTCTTTAAACCACCCTAAGTTGTGTGACCATCGGTTAAAAACTGCACCATAGCCTTCTATTGTACGGCTCTCCTCGCCATCCTCATTCATTCGGATTTCTATAGAACCCTCTAAGGTTCTCCGTTCTTGATTATTCATTTTCTATTCCTTTATTTTTATCTAAAACTGTATCTAAATTTTCGTAAGGTATTTGATTGTTTGTGCTTATCATGTAATCATCTATACCTCCTGGTAAGTCCTCGTAGTTACGTGCCTCATTCGGCTTCAACCAACTGTTTTGTATGCCTTGGGCATAGAACGCAGAACGTGTTGCCATATCCCCTCTCATCAAACCATTGACGTTATACCTCCATTTGTAGGTGTTACGTTGATCGGTTCTGACCAACTTCTTATTCTCTGCCTCAAACTTATGTACGTAACTCATTATCGTGTATTGAACAAACTGTGTGTTGGTGTTCTCAACGTTATTATACTTAGCATCTCCCATCTCATTTATTAAGTGAGTAGGTATGCCCAATATCGTTGCTATTTCGCTCTTCTGAAACCTTCTTGACTCTATGTATTGAGCATCTTGGTTAGACATCATAATGGGCACATACTCTTGCCCTGCATCTAACACGGGTGTTCCCATATTGGATGCGCCTGAATTACTTCTACCCCAACTTTCTTTTAAAGACTTCTTTACCTCTAAAGTCAAGCTTCCATCTACTTTTAGATAACCATTTGACAAAAACCCTTTGTCGTAGCTATTCTTGCCATACTCTTGAGCGGAAACAGTAGCCCCTAAACTAACTGCGTGTGCCCTTATTGGATTAACACCCATGTACGCATCGTGGCTCAAGCCTTTAATGTGATACATATCCTCATAAAGCACCTCTATTGTGTCATCTATCTCATAGACAACTGCATTGCCATAGACCTTTATTTTAACTTTATCGGGGTGTATTGGTGTTAAATGTGTCGGATTATTATTTGAATCTCTATGTATAATAGAATAACCGTTACCGTAATTTAACACAGACTGCATAATGTAGTCATGCCATGCGTAGGAATCTAAGTTGTCATTAACCATATCTGTAATTATAGGTACAGATGGCATATCATAAACCGACTCTCTATCTTCCGAGTCCATTTTAATCAAATGCTTTGGCAACCCTGCCACAATATTTGATAGTACTTGCGTACCTCTCCACCATGAGGCAATCCCACTAACACTTTCGGTATTGACACCACTTGAACTGAATCCCAAACCATGAGCAAAATCGTAGTATGGGTTAGCCCCAATGCTTCGTTTATCCGCTCTCTTTATGTCAAAACCAAATATCTTCATTACTTTAGTTTGTTGTTTAATCCACGTATACCATCTTTTGACATCATAGTCAATTGGTAGGGTTTTTTATCGTCCGCTAACTCCAAGTTTTCATCTATAAGAATACCATTCCAATATTCAATATTACCATCAGATATAGTTAGTGCAACTTGATCGCCTTTCAAAACATACTCAATAAGTTCATCTACTTCATTTGAGTCGTTTAGTACATTTATATAACATTGTGCTAATTCCAAACACTCAACTATATCTGTACCCGAAGACATCAATGTTATTTCATGACCAAGTATATTGACCCCTTTTAGTGCCTTACCATTCGCATTTAAAATGTATTTGTATTTGTTCTCTTTCATTAACTGTAAGGTATTGCTGAACCACCACTAATTGCTGATATAAAAGGTACTATATAATCTTCAATCATCACTTTAAAATCTTATATTAACTGAATTGTAATTTTGTAAAATCTCATCAGCAGTTAATTCCCTATCATATCTCATTAAAACATAAGTATTGCCATCTCCATATCTTGTTCCAGTATCATCTTTACCTGAAAACCAACTTCCAGTTATAGGTGTAGCACCTCTTGTAATCGTTGCGGTTGAAGTTGCTACTTCAACTCCATCTACATATACTTTATGACTATTGCTACCATTTGTAGTATAAGCATAACAATGAGGAATTGTAATATCCGTAATTGTTTCAGTGCCAATATTAGTAAACCCACCTGATGAATTTGCTAAAAAGAAACTTACGTTTTTAGTTCCTGCTGTTGGATGTATTACATGACCATTTCCACTCCTTTGAGAACTTAACCAACCTGATACGTTCCATGTTGCTGTGTCTGACTTTCCCCAAACTATTATAGTTTCTTCATCAGTAGCAGGATATCCAGATTGTGAAACATATGATGAAGTCCCATTAAAATTTAAAGAACCTAAATCAGCTGTATCGTAAGTAGGAGAACTTGTTAAAGTCATGTCATTTGAATTTCCACTAATATCATTCCAAGTTGAACCTGTTTTTGGGTAAGAATATCCTCTCCCACAATCCAACCACGCAGTTAAGTTAGTATCTACAATCGATGGAAAATAAGGTATTCCTGAACCACTATTATATAATTTTTTAACATCTGTGGCCGATAATACCTTGCTCCAATAACCAACTTCATCTATTAATCCATCCCAAGCTATCGATGTTCCCGTGAGTCCTGCAAATTTATCAGCAGATCCCATCCTGATATTTGCCAAACTGCCTACTTTTACGGTGGTGACATTTGTGGGACTTCTACTATTTTCTAAAGACCCATTGATGTACATCTTTATGCCATTCGTCTTATTCTCGTAAGTACATACTATGTGATACCATGTCGCAGTTGCTGGTGTAATGGTTGACGCTAAATTATCAAAAGCCAACCCACTACTGACATACCAATAGAACTTCCCTGCCACTATGGCTAATGCATAAACTCTATTGTTGTTAGCACCACCCTCATCCCATTGTGAGAATACAACTGGATAGGTTGCGCTAAAACTTTCAGCTTTAACCCAACATGAAATGCTAAATACTTCACCTCCACTAATATCAACTTGATCCCCTGAAGTAATCGATAAATATTCATTATTGGTTTGCTCAAAATCCGCAGCATTTCCTTGTATACCACTAGCTGTAAAACCCACAGAATTATTATCGGTTAAATCATTTTCAGCTAAATTATTAACATCAAACCTTTCACCACTTTCCGCCTCTAATTCCCAATAAGAAGTCAAATCAATAGGCAACGTATTGTCACCACTAACACTTGTCGCATTAGGTGCTTGAGTCTGTCTTAATCTATGTAGAGTTATGTCGTTCATATTTCTAAGAAAAAGTATTCAATTCTAGTCCCATTATATGTTACAATCATATACATATTTGTACTGATCTCCCAAGTCGCTCCTGTTATTAACGTGCCACCTGTTACTGTTGGCTGCGAAGTTGTATTAATTAATACTTGGGCAAAGCCCCCAAGTGAATTAGTCGATGTAGTGTATGTAGTTAATGTTTTTGCCGCACCCGATGTTCCCGTATAGTAATTGCCCGAAGAATTGTCCATCACCAAAACAGATGTGGCTGCGGTTGTGTCTTGAGTAGGTGAACCTGATGCAGGTAAATTCGTGAAGTTTGTTGCATCTAATACAGGTGCTGCCCCACTTACCAAACTTTGGTTTAATGCTTTCACATCCGCTATAGATGTTAATTCAGAGTCCATCAACGCTCCTGCTGCCGTTACCGATGTACTATCTGTCACATCTGCGTTAGTAGCTATTGTATCTAACTTTGTGCCATCTGTGGCTATATCTCTACCATCTACTGTACCACTTGCTAAAATATCGCCATCTACTTCTAATCCTGTGCCATTGATTAACTTTAAGTCTGTGCTTGTTAACCTACCGACTATCGCATTACTTCCATCTTTTCTTAAAGCAAATTCAATCAAGCCATCCTCTGTCGTATCTGTAGCATCTGATATCTTGGCAGTAATCTTAGCGTATACATTGCTTTGGTCAAGATCATTGTTGCCAAGAAATCTCAATTGCCCAAGATAGTTGCCATCTACCCCTGTAATATCTCTTGTTAGTGTCAACTCTGGCCCTGCTGCACTACCGCTAGTTGTGTCAACTATCGTTAAATCGCCTGTTAAAGTTCCTCCTGTTGTTGGAAGTGCATCGTCTGCCTTTGTGCCTTGTGCAGCCGTTGCGTAATCTGCTGAGTCAAACGCTTTAACTTGTGCAAGGTTCGTGACTTCGCTATCCATCAACGCTCCTGCTGCGGTTACGTTAGCCGTATCTGTAACGTCTGCGCCTGCTTCAACTCCTGTAGTCGCTCCCACAGTTAATCCTGCTGCCGTACCTGTAATGTTCGTGCCAACCAATGTGGTCGGTGTTCCTAAGTTTGGTGTAACAAGTGTTGGTGAAGTAGCAAATACTAATGCACCTGTTCCTGTTTCATCAGACATAACCCCTAACAACTGCGCTGAAGTTGTTGCGGCAAATTGAGACAATGGATTTGATGTTAAAGCATCACCACCACCAGGAATAGTAGTCCAAACCTCATCATCTCGCAAAAACTTAGTCCCATCAGGGGTTCCTGTTGGTATTACCGCTCCTGTGGCTGCGACATTTGTTGCATCGGTTACGTCTGCTCCTGTCTCTATTCCATCTAATTTAGTCTTGTCACCATCAACAAAAGCCCCTTCTGCTAATATATTTTGTTTACCCGATATATCTTGGTCTCCAGTATTTGTTCCACTCGTGTTGCCGATTACTATTTTTTCTGCATCGGTGACGTAATTATCATCCACCCCTAAAGCCGCTGCGTAATCAGTAGAGTCAAATGCTTTGACTTGTGCTAAATTAACAACCTCAGAATCCATTAATGCACCTGCCGCCGTTACATTTTCAGTATCTGTAACATCCGCACCTGCCTCAACTCCTGTAGTTGCTCCAACTGTTAACCCTGCTGCCGTACCCGTGATATTAGTACCTATCAACACACTTGGTGTACCTAAGTTCGGTGTCACAAGTGTTGGCGATGTGCCAAAAACTAAAGCGCCTGTTCCTGTTTCGTCAGATATGACTCCTAATAACTGCAAAGATGTTGTTGATGCGAATTGCGACAAAGGACTTGTCGTCAAAGCATCACCACCACCAGGAATGGTAGTCCAAACCTCATCATCTCGCAAAAACTTAGTCCCATCAGGTGTTCCTGTTGGAATAACCGCTCCTGTGGCTGCGACATTGGTTGCATCAGTTACGTCTGCTCCTGTCTCTATTCCATCTAATTTGGTCTTATCTCCATCTACAAATGCACCCTCAGATAAAATATCTTGCTTACCTGATATGTCTTGGTCACCTGTGTTAGTTCCGCTTGTGTTACCTATTACTATTTTCTCCGCATCTGTAACGTAATTGTCATCGGCACCTAATGCTGCTGCATAATCCGTTGAATCAAATGCTTTAACTTCATCTAAGTTAGTTACTTCAGAGTCCATCAACGCTCCTGCGTTAGTGACATTCGTTGTGTCAGTTACATCTGCGCCATCCTCAACGTTTAAAAGTAGTCTAACTTGGCTTGGGCTAAGATCATCTATTTCAGAAGCGCCACCTGTTATACGACCAACTATTGTGTTGGTCGCTATACTAAGAACTTCAGGGCTTCCAGTTCCTGATTGTTGAACTAATATTGAACGAGCGGAAGTAAAATCACTCTCCATGACCGCCCCTGACGAATTTACATTATCTGCATCCGTAACATCTGCACTTGTCTCAATAGTACCTAATTTTGTATCTAACGCAGTTGTATACGATGCTGTAGTCGCATCTAATACCGCTGCCCATGATTGTACATCTGTACCTATTATTAAAGCGTTTGTAATTAACGTCCTTAATTCACCAACTGTTATTTTAAAGTTCGTCCCTGCCCCACCATTAGCCGAAATATCAACTATCTCTACAACATCAGCATCAACTAAGTTGGCTGCTAATATTGGTGACATTTCCGTTATTTTCTCGTTTGGCATTAGTTAATTATTCTAAAGTTCCCTGATTGTGTTATCCTAAAATCACCTGTTTGAGTTATTCTAAAGTCTGCCGACTCTACTCCATCTATAGGTGTACCTATTCCACTACTTGAGATACTTGCACTCAACAACGTTTGAACACCTAAACCACCTATGCTCGTTTGGTTGCTACTTGCCGAAATACGTGTTTGTGTTTTAGTAGTCGGCATTATAACTTAGCTGATGTATTAACGGTTGAATTTTCTATTGTAAACACTCTGTCACTTGCTAAAGTCACGATAGACTGCAAGTCATAGCAACCCATTGCCCAACTTGATGTAGTAGTATCTGGTATTTGTATCGTTGTTATTCCGCTTAATGGTGTTGTGTGACTTGTAGTTGTTATCTCAGCTATGTCTGTGCCATTTCTATCAACTACTGTAGTGACTATGGTTGAACCTGTTAAATCAACTGCATTGCCATTGTTATCTGTGATAGTCTCAATGATGATTAAATCATCTCCTATGTTTATAGAGTAATTAGCCACTTTTTAATAAAAATAATACTTATATTCGTATTATAGGGCTAATGTTCAAAAGTTGAATATAAGTACAGTATGTACTCACTTTATGATAAAAGTAATATATATATATCTATTTAATAAGTAATGTTTACAACTTATATTATATATAACTCTCCTCCCGTTTCATTCAAGTAGGTCTTAATAGCCTTATTGTTAGGGTCAGATGCTAAACCTAAAGCCATGACGTTGGCAACCATACCATCCACCTTCATATCCTTCTTGTCTTTATAGATGCGTATATTCCCCGTAGGGTCTGTCGCTATAGATGTGTTATTGTTCATCCATCTCAAAACTGGGTTGCCTAAGTGGTTGAACTTCTTAGCCACAACCAAACTTTCTAACTCTTTGGTTGGGAAGTGCATCGCTGAATAGGACTGCCTATAGACCAACATATTTAACCCCGAATCGGTTAGGTTTCGTGCTATCATCTCCGAGTTGTATGCATCGTATCCAATCGCTTGGATTTTATACTGCTTACTCGTTTGTTCAATCACTTGTTGGACGAAATTGTAATCTATCCTTGCCCCTGGGGTCTCTATTATCAACCCATCTCTAACCCAATCTTGATATTGGATTAACCTCTTCTTATCTATCTTGCCAACTGTCTGTTCTTCGGGCAAGAAAAACCAATTCATACTGATGAAATAATCATCCACGGGGAACAATAAACTATAGGCGGTCAAATCACCCGTGCTTGATAAATCCAATCCACCATAACAAGGCGCACCATCTAATAGTTTTACGTCAAAATCCCATTGAGAATCCAACCAAACCCTATCCGATATGTACTGATTTCTTGTATTGTTCCAAATATTTAAGTAGTATCTCTTGAATGAGTTCTCTTCGTATGTCGATGTTTTAGCTTTCTCAGCAAATCCTCTAAAAGTATCTATGTCTATCGACACACCCAACATTGGATGCACCTTATACCAAACTTCCTCATCGTATATGTCATCTTCTTTTTCATCAGCACAATAGATGCAAACCAATATAGACTCATCCTTGCGAACACCTTGCGCCACCTCTTTGGCATACTGACTTCTGCTATAACCAACACCATCCAAGTTATCACCTGCGGTGGTCGTAAGCATTATCAACGGATTGGCTCTCGTGATCGTTGACTTCTCTGCCATGTCCAACAAATCACCTGTCTTGTGGACGTGTACCTCATCAGCTAAAACAACACTTGGCATCTTACCATCGTTACTACCTGTCTCCTTTGTCCAAACCTTGTAAGACCTATTGCCATCTTTGCTGACTATAGAGTTCTTCCAAAAGTCAAACTTATCAGTTGCTCTTTTACTCGCTGACATAGACTTGTTCACCATATCCCAAACAATCCTCGCTTGGTCTCTACCCCATGCAAGACCAGCTACCTCCATAGTGGGTTCAGTTGTGTCTATATCCATCATACATTGGACTATAGCACTCGTTAATGTACCCTTCCCCGACTTCTTTGGTACTTCCATGTGCAATGTTTTGAACTTTCTCTTCTTAAATTCATTAACAACTCTGCCTTGTGCATCCTTTACTTGGGTTGGTTTCTTGTGTTTCCAACCAAAAAGAGGTCTTATTATCTGACTCTTTTGCCAATCCTCCAAGATTAATGGAGTAGCGGCAAGTGGACCAGCGGCATGGTAGCACTCATTCTCTATGTATCTAACTGCTGATTCGGCTGCATTACTGTCGTACCAATACAAATCGGTGTCAATAATGTCTAAGTTCGTGAAGAAACTCATAGAGTGTAACTGTTGGACTCCTCCTCCTTCTCGTTCGTAGGCAAAGAGATGTTATTCCTACTTGATGGTGACAACCCAAACTCAGTACACAATTTCACAAACGTCTTCTCGGTCTTGTCACGCAAAGTGTAAACGGGATTTATCTTGTCATCCCCTTTTGTGTTTTGCACAATCATTGGTTTGCTTGAACACTCCTTATCTAATCTATTCAGTAACGCAGCGGTGACACACCATCTTCTAAATAGAAATAAATCTATGTAGCCAACCCATCCATGTATCTTCTTCATCTCACCCAAGGAGATGTTCCACAAATACGCCTCATCCTCCAACATCCCATCGGGTGGTGTTGGAAAATCATCAGTTGCTACCAATCTCAAGCCATTCAATTGAGTCACATCTGTCTCATGCCTATCGCCTCTATAAGTGCCTTGCGCCTTCAGTATCGCAGTAGGTTTAGGCTTAGTTCCCCTTC